CCACGCCAGTTCGATCAGTATGTACAGCAGACCTCCAACGTCAAACAGAAACAGATACTTATTCAGTAGTCTGTGCATTCTTATCACCTGCACCTTCTTTTGTTGCAATATATGCCTTGAGGACATCTGACTGGTACTGTTCCGGGACATCTGCACCGTAACAAATTGCCTGGACCTCTTCCGTGCTCTCACATCCCGCAATCCACATGTTGATGGCATTGCAGTAGGTCGTGTGATACGATACGAACTGCATGGCCGCGGTGATGATCGTCTGCATGTCGGCCGCGCTGTAATAGCGGCACGGCTGACCATCGGAATGATATTCCATCTGCTCCGCGCCGGCCGCAAGCTGGACCTGTTTGCCGAAGAGATTGAGCTGATCATGTTCCGTCAGGGAAAAGTGCTCTACTGATCCGTCCGTGAATGTCACATCCACTCCGGAATAGATGATCCGTTCACATGTCTGGCTGATTTCCTGCTTCTTCGCAGACTGTAACTCTGCCAGTGTCGGCACATACGGTTCCGGCGGAAGGACTTCCCCACTGTCCGGATCCGGCTTCTGATACACGCCGCCATCGTCTGACAGATATACTGTCTGACCTTCGTCACGATATACCGTGGTCCATCCGGACAATGTAGCGCATTCAATCCCACCGGCCGTGAAGATTGTGATATCATCCCACTTCGACGGTACCGCGGTGCTGAATACGATTCTAAGGACATGCTCCTGAATCTTCTGGATGCTCCGGATCTCATAGAGCTTATTCGATCCTTTAATTCTGATTTTTTCCATGGTTTTCTACCTCCATAATTTATTTTTTTGTATATAAAAAGCTCCCTTGCAGGAGCTGAGTTTTCGAATTTATATGGTTTTTCTTGTTTTCCTCAATTGTATTAGTGAAAAAGTCCGAATATACGCTCTGGAGACAGGGTATTTAACGGAAGATATTGAAAAATACTGTCATGGGGAAAGCCTGGTTTATATGCCTTATGGTTAAGTGGAGGCAGCTATAGTCACGATGACATTCCTTCCAATTCGTCATATAAATATTCCCTTTAACCCATCATTGCCATCTGGTTATATATTGGTTGGTGCTTGCCTAAAAGACACAAACGCACTTGCTGGTAAAGTTGCACTGGTATATTGTAATGCTTCAAGCTCTAATGGGACGCATAGGATCAATTTACGGCTTTTAAACATTTCTAATGACGTTGTATCCATAACAGCTAATATGGGAATAACCTTTTATTTATTTGTAAAAAATGATAGTCGAAAATACCAATCAGTTAAACGATTACAAATTGTTAATACTGGAATGCTTACCGTGGGACAATATTTGCATATCTACATTCCGATTGTATTGAAGTAAACATTTAAATGATCGAATGCGTAAAAGTGCTGTCGTTAAAGAACTCTTCGAGAACCATTTTGACTTTATTGTCCGTGCCATTTTTTACCATAAAATAGGCTCTATCTCCTACAGTGCAGGTAATACCACTTTGTGTTCCAGAAGTGTTTAAACTATTAACACGGTATCTGGATGGTCCACCCTCAACTCCATATCCCTGTATCATAAATGTACCAAAACCAGAACCTGTAGTCCCTTGGACAAACAGTAATGCGGCAAACAACCCATCCTTGGTAATAGAGATTTTGCAGGATTTTCCTACTGGAATTTCGATTCCGGTCCCTCCGTAGCGAGTAGGAATATCATCCTTTGTGACGTACTGATCCCATCCCTTCCATTTTCCGTCCTCGCAACTATTAACCGCAAGCGGACAGTTCTTAGAAATTCCGAACAGCAGAACTGTAGCAATTTTCCCCGTTGCGCGAACGCTAATTATTGCACTCGAATACATATAACTGCTTTTAGGAAGATCTGTTCCAGTGTAACCAGTACCCGGAAATCGAACAGCGTGTAGTCCTTCTGGAAGCGTCAAAGTATAATCTAAAACACTTGAAGATAATGAAGTATCCAGCCGAGAATTTGTGTTACTCAAATTGTTATTTGTGGTATTCAAATCACTATACAATTAAGCCGCTCCGTATCCCATCCAAACTCCATCCGGAAGATCTCAACGCATACAAAATAAGCGGCCGCCTCCGCCCGCCTTTTTCATTTATTTCTTACATTTTACGCATACTTGCGATGGCTCGCCTTGACCTGCTCCTCCTTCACGGTGCAATAAATCAGAGTGGTGTCCAGTTTCTCATGTCCCAGGAACTCCTTCACTTGTTCGATCGGCATACCTCTGGCCAACAGATCCGTGGCGATCGTCCGCCGGAACCGGTGCGGGTGTGTCTTTTCGACTCCGGCCCGCTTGCCGAGTTGCCGAAGCATATACTGGATTCCGGCCACGGACATGCGACCGTGCGGCTTATCCCCTGTCACGAAAAGTGGATCACTGTCTTTTGCGTCCCGCTCCTTCAAATATCGTTTAAGGTAGAACTTAGCGCTGTCTGTGAGGTACGTCTTTCGTTCTTTGCTCCCCTTTCCGTATACAATCAACTCCTGCTTCCCCATTTCAATGTCCCCTATATTCAGCGCGGCCATCTCCGAAACACGGACTCCTGTGGAATACAGGAATTCGATTATTGCCCGATCGCGAACTCCGGGGCACGCATCCCGGAGCCGCTCCATCTCTTCGGCTGAAAATGGTTTTTTGATTTCCTTTTCAATCTTCAGTGTTCCGACTTTCCGGACCGGATTGCTCCGGACCAGATCCTCCGTGATCAAGAAGTCCCAGAAGCTCGAAAGATAATGCAGGCGCGTCTGCATCGTCACCGCTTTAATCCCCCGCTTCTCTCGCATATAACCGTAATACATCCGGAGATCCATGCCGGTCACCGCATCGATACTCTTCCCCAGGAACTTCAGCACGTTCCGGACCTCCTTGATGTAATGCTGCAGTGTTTTCCGTTTCCGGTTCGTTGCCAGTTTGCTGGCCACGAACATCCGGATCTTTGCCTCATCTCCATCCATGCCGGTATCCATCAGCTCTGTGTTCTCTTCCTGGATCACTTTTCCGTGAAAATTTAGATACAGGACATTCCCGAGGTGTTCCAGTTGTTCCGGATCCAGATGCGGCGTCATTTCTGTGAGCACATTCTTGATGATTTTTTCTATCACAATAAGCCCCTCCTTTACACGGATATTGTAAAGGATAGGGGCTTTCTCTGCCAACTGCTCACTCAATTGTATAGTGATTTGAATACCACAAATAACAATTTGAGTAATACTGATGGACGTGTCACCCAATTATATAACAACCTGCAATTCGCTCGCCTGACAAAAGGCCTTGATTTGAACGTTGCAATTGAACAACGGGTGTATTGTGAAACAAGTTCTCTTATTGTAGGCAGTTTAAAAAATAAACCTCTATCTATTTCAGACGGAGAAGCGATTGTTATCTGGCTTCCTTCTTCGGTAAGTAATAAATATGGATGCCAATTATTTTTGCACACATCAGGAGATGCCCAGAGTGCATATTTGCGCCACATGTATAATACTAAATGGTCCGGTTGGGGGAAAATCACACTTTCTTAAATAGTGATTTGAATACCACAAATAACAATTTGAGTGTGGAAGTTAATGATCTGACTGATTTACTCAATCCAGATTATTATGATCCTGCCGCAGATTACTACCTAAGGATATATCGTGTGGGTAATGTAAAAGTTCTAAGCATCGCTATTAAGGCAAAAGCTCTTACAGGAAATGATATTATAGCAAGCAATATACCAGAGAAATTGCGGCCTGCTACATCTGCACATATAGTCATACAAGGCAGGGATGTTGGTGAATGGGCCAGAGCAACCTATACGCCCGTAGTTCTTGAGATTTCAGGAATAAGTATTAGTATGTCAACAGGAGCTAATGCCTCAAAGTTGACATATATATGTGGCATGGCTGCTTATATTTGATAGCTACGAGAACGAAAGCAAAGCTATTACTTAGACAACATTGGCATTACAATGTAGTATCCTTCTAAGTTTGTGGATGTGGAATCGTTTTGCGTATTGGTATCCCATGCGAATAGCTGAAATTGATCTTCTCCAGCACTAATTTCAAGTGAAGGATATATACACCTAACAGTAGTAAGGGTATTATATCTGGGAAATACACATACGACAGAGCGAGATTTTACGACAGAGCCGATTTTAATGATGTCTTTGTTTTTTTTATTGGTAAATTTCCCTATAATCGGTAAATCACTATACAATTGAGTGTACTTATCCATCAAAGCTTTCCCCTGCGCCGCCGAAAGTGGGAGCCCAGCATTGTCCGTCACGCAGTTATTAACGATCTGCCCAGCGTGCAGCACGAACTGTAAGCCGGCCTTTAAATTTCTAATCGTAACGGCCAGCTTATTTCCTGTCACAAGCTTCGTTAAAAAGTCCGGGAAGCTTTTGATATCCTCGACAGTTCCAGAGTCATCAAACTCTGTCAGCGCATTCTCCAGTTTCTCCATGTTCTCTGAAACATCTTTCACATCAAAGAAATCATTCTGCGATGGCGTTCTTAATCCATATTTTTCTGTTGTCTCTGCCATATTCTCTACCTTTCTGGGAGATTCCCGTTCATTAATGCTCCATACATGTATGAGGATAATTCCCCATATTTGAACTTGCTCAGATGAGTGTATGTATTCAACTTAGCTTTAAAAATCGTTGATGTTCTTAACTGTTCATATGTGTATTTGGACATTTCCGCATATGTGTATGTCCGGAAAGCTCGATATTTGTTAAAGATAATTTCTACTGACACAATCATGTCGGCCGGAGCCATTGCTCTCATCAGATCATAGATATAACCATCTTTTGATATAGCCTCTAACATCAGGCTGACCTTCAGGTACTTTTCCTTCGGATTGATCTCAAGCTTGTAATATTGCTCTCCGACCATCGCGTCCAGTACCTCTTTAAACTTTTTTGCCGTATATGGACGACTTGATACCCATCGTCCTTTTAGGTTCCTTCGACGATCCTCCAGTGTCTCCTCCCCGGTCAGTTTGATCTGCATGATTTTTTCCCAGTAGGTACATTCCGATGCCTCCATGCTATCAAAGTGTCTGTTATCCTCCATCTGGTCCAACGCGATCCAGATCTGTTTTAACTGAGCATCGTACACCTTCGCAATCCTTTTAAATTCCTCTATGTTTGCAATGTGCGGAGGGAAATAATGGATCACATTCGGCATTAAAAATTCATTCACTGTGCTTTCACCTCTCCCAATACCGGAATCTGGTTCCAATTTAAAACGATGTTTGCGCTGGATCCATTCAATGTTGTCCCGGAAATATCCACAACTCCTTCTACATCCAGCACTGCTGCCTGAAGCTTTGATACATAAATTGTGGACTTTGTGGTTTCATCTCCGTTTTTCCATTCTGCAGCGATTGATTTCAGGTATTCTGCAATCTTTTCCCTTACCTCCATTCCTATGCTACTCCAACTATATCCACTCATGTACGATATCTTCGTCACTACATTGACCTTCACGGCCTCCACTGACTCAACCGTAACGGTGTGATCGATGGGTGCGAAACCGTATCCACTGCCTTCTTCGGTCGGGACTGCTGCCTCTTGAATCTGTTTAATCAGGTACTCGGAGCATGTTCCAAATGAAGAACTGATTACAACAACCTTCACTGTTCCCGGGCCATTCCAGACTGGCTCCACTTTACACCCGCCAACACCCGCGATTGCTCCCACCTGCTCTTTATACTGTGCGATATTTCCTCCAAACGATTCCATCGAAAAACTTTGAAGATACCTGGTATATAAACTATCTCGGGTTTCATCATCTGCCCCATTGATCAGAATCTCCTTAATTTCCGCAGTTTCAAGTTCATCTACATGATCAATCGCCGTGAGTTCTCCTGTAAGTCCATTCGGCCCTGTTCCAGATTCTTCGCATACGGCTCGATACTGGAACTTACTTTCATTGATTGTCTCTGTCACAGCATAATGGAATGATTTCAGAGAAAATCTACTGCCGATCGGCACCGTGCAGTTTGCCTCAACAAGCACTTCCGCGTTCGTGGCCGTCTTTCGATAGATTCCTCGATCCTGCGCGATTTTTACCAGTTCATCGAGATCTGCTGTGTCCGCATGATTCTGCTTACAAATATAGTTCATCTGAATATACAGTTTTTCCGCTTCATAGGCCAGCGCCGATAATGCATTTCCAATCAGCCAGCCTTCCCCCGTCTGCACTCCAGTACCGGTCTCCTTCTGCGCATCCGATAAGATCGATGCATAGGTCTTATCCTCATACACTCTGCTCCACCTCCATCTCTCCAAACCTGGTCTCCACTTTAAAATCCAGTGTCAGATGTTCTTTCCGTATCTCTGCAGAAAAGTCACTGATTCCTTCGATATACGGGTTTACCATCAACGCCTCTTTGATTTCACTTTCACAATCGTTATTCAGATATTCTTCTGACACGGTATGTCCGATATATTGCTCCAGATCTACCCCGTAATCCCATGAATAGATCGGATACCGAAATCGCTGCGTCTTCAGGCAGTTCCAGATCCATACCTTAATGGCTTCTTTCCCTTCCACGATCTTTCCGGTAAGCTGGCCAGTCTTGAAATTGATTCCATATTCTTTCGGAATCTCCAGAACCGTTTCCTTCTGCACCTCACTGGCCACCGTCATCATAAAACTTGGAAGTATGCTCATACGCTCACCATCTTTTCTAAAATGAGTACCTCAGAATCTGACAGCTGATACACTGCCACTGTATCACCAGCTTTCAACGCTGAAATATACTGTGTCTTATCCTGTAGCTCACCATCTGCCGGACAATTCCCGGCAACTTTAACCGCCAGCGGATTGACCAGATGTTCTGCAAATTGCAGTTCCCCCGCCCCAAGTTCCATACCGTCTTTCAACTTGCAGGACTTCGGCCCTGTCATCGTTGCCAGTGCAATGCCCGGCAGACTTCCGCTCTTCCCCTGCTGCTTCATAAGCTGTATCATGTCCGCATCCCACGCCATAAGCCTCATCCTTTCTTTTTTGCCTTTTCTTCCTCTGCCTCTTTTTCTGTCATGAGAGCTTCAAAGCGAAGCTCCAACTCCATCGTATAATTTCCATCAGCATCCCACGTATGTTTATCCGATGCGATCCAGTAACGTCCGGAAAGCCCTGTTGCCCCATCATTTACGATCACATAATAACAGGACAGACAGTTAATATCCCCGATTGCGGAGATCTTGATCGTCTGCGATGGAAGCGTTTTCAGTTTGCTTTTCGCCGCGGTTACCGCATCCACTCCCTTTTCCTGTGTGTAAACTTCCTGAAAAACGCCGAAGTCTGATAGCGAGGTATCGTCCTTCACCTCTCCGATCCGTTTTCCTTTCTCATTAAAGATCAGGACCTGATTCTTGATCTCGTCCATAGTCTCCTGAATGTCTGACGAAAAAATATTATCGGAGTCGGACAGGGTAAATCCGGAAACGATCCACTCCGCCTTGTACACGCCCAGACCGCGCTTGTAGATCATCGCAAAGTATTTGTCCCCGGTGATCTTATGTGCCTTTGTATATGCCGCCATGATGACGTCATACATGGACTTTTCGTTGCAGATCATCGACTTGATATTGATTCCTGTCGGATACAGGTACCGGATCGGGACCTGTGCGTCAGCACATACCTTTGTCGCAATCGCCTCCGGTGTCATATTCCGGTACACTTCCCGGACATTCGACTCAAGCAGATGTTTCATCGCATCCACGGCTGTGTAAGTGATCGTTCCGATCTGGCTGCTCTTTTCAACGCCATAGATCTGCCCGTAAAAGACTTCTCCCTCCCGATCATCCGAGAGAGAGACAAAGTCCCCGGTGACTACCTGCGGGAGCCGCAGTGTATTGTCATATGGCGCATTCAGATATTCAAAAGAAAAGCTCCGGACCGCTTCTGAGGCGGATCCGGACCAGGAATACGATGCACATGCCTCTGTGATGTCATACTGGATGTTCTCCTTTGGCTTTATCAGCATTACAACCATAATTTTCTCCTG